GCTTATAAAGGCGCAGATAGAGCGCTTAGGCTTAGACGCCGAGTTTGAGATACAGCGGGACATAATCAAGGCGAAGCGGAGCGGGTCGCAGTTCATCTTCAAGGGATTGCACCATAACATAACCGAAGTTAAAAGCACAGAAGGTGTTACGGTTGCATGGGTGGAAGAGGCCGAGAATGTGAGCGCTGAGAGTTGGGACGTACTGATTCCGACCGTGCGCGCTCCTGGTTCTGAGATATGGCTATCGTTCAACCCCGGCGATGAGGACGCGCCGACCTATCAGCGGTTTGTTGTGAATAGCCAGCCTGACCAAGTAACGGTGTTCACTACGTACCTTGACACCAAGGAACGCGGGTGGTTGCCTGCGGAGATACTACAGCAGGCCGAGTTTGACCGGGTGAACGAGCCGGACAGGTACGAATGGGTATGGATGGGTAAGCCCCGCAGGATATCCAATAGCAGGATATTCAGCCGGTGGCGCGTGTCTGACTTCCAGACGCCGTATGACGCGCGTTTCTTTCACGGTGCCGACTGGGGCTTTAGTCAAGATCCAACGGTGCTTATTCGCGCCTTTGTGCGCGACAACACGCTTTGGATAGACAGAGAGGCATACGGCCGGGGCGTTGAGATGCAGGAACTCCCCGACCTATTCGATAGCATCGGGGAGTCAGCCAGGAAGTGGCCGATTCCATCGGATAACGCGCGACCGGAGACAATCGCGTACATGCAACGGGCGGGCTTTGACTGCTACGGCGCGGCGAAGTGGCCCGGTTCAATAGAGGATGGAATTGAGTATATCAAATCCTTCAATGAGATAGTGATTCACGAGAGGTGCACGCACATGGCAGACGAAGCACGATTATACAGCTACAAGGTCGACAAGCGAAGCGGCGAAGTTCTGCCCGTGGTGTTGGACGCGCACAATCATTGTTGGGACGCTTTACGGTATGCGTTGTCGAATGAGATCCGCGACCGTGGCGGCGACGTTGAGTGGATAGAGGTTTAGTCATGGGGTTCAGGGATTGGTTGCTTGCCCCATTGATGAAGGGGCTGGGGTACGAGGAGGACTGGCCGTATAGCGCGCCTCCCACGCCGGCGGGGTCGAATTGGGAAGTCATCGAGCGGTCGTATGAGAACTTGAAGCAAGGGGTACTCGCCGACTACTCGAAGATAGGCGACCCCTACCGCGTGATATCGACCGTCAACGCTTGTGTTGATAAGTCGGCGAAGAACGTGGCGCAGGTGCCTATCTTTGAAACCGGCGCGCCCGAGGTCGACCGGCTCTTGCGGGTGCCGACGCCTCGACAGCCACGGTTCAATTTCTGGCAAGCGGTCGTCGCCGGGATGGAGCGCCACGGGCGGTCGTACATTGTCGGTCAGGGCTTCCGGCGCGTTGGTGACGCGCGCGTGCCTGCTGTTATGTTCCACGTTGCCGATACGAACATGGGCTACGACGCCGATGAAAAGAAGTTCTACATCGGCACGAAGGCAAACCGCAAAGCAGAGTATTTGCAGAAAGACGTTGTTGTCCTGGAGTACCTTGACGCGCAATCACCGCTTGAGGCGTCGCGCATGGAAATCATGCTCATGTTCTACGCGATGCAGTACAACGTAAACTTCTTCAAGAACGGCGGCCAGCTTCCCGGCTTCCTGCGCAAGCGCGACAGCGGCCGGGCTATGACGCCTGAGCGACAGCAGGAGATCGAACAGGCGTTCAAGGTACGCGGCGGGCAGGCGGGCGACAAGCGCCGGGTGCCGGTGTTCAACGACTTGGACTATGTGACCATAGGCAACAACCAACGTGACATGGAGTTTTTGCAGTTGGTGAACATGGTCGAGCGGCGTATCGTTAAGGCGTTCGGGATCCCCTACGCGCTCTTCGACGAGACCGACACCACGTTTAGCAACATGGCCGAGGCGCGTCAGCACTTCTGGAATAGCAAACTGATACCGATTATCCGCTTGCTCGAGGCCGCGCTCGACGACCAGGTGACGGAGCGGTGGCAATGGCCCGCGTCGATACGGTGGGATATAGACGCTATTCCCGAATTGCGAACGAACGTGGAGACAGCGAGCGAATCTGCTCTGCGGTACTATCAAATGGGCGTACCATTCTCGGCCATCAACACGCGCATGGGTTTGGGCTTTGACGAGTTCGAGGGCGACGATGAGCAATTTGAGCCGATGCAACTGTCAGCGGAGAAAGCCGCCGAGGTTGCCATGATTCATCGCGTCAAGGAAGGCATCGCGGCCGAGAAGCGTTTGAACCACGACGAGACGTTGCGCCGCAAGGAAGCGCAGGCGGTGCAAGAGGCGATGAAGGCGAATGAGCCGGGGCTGAAGAAAGCCGCGTCCGACTTCTTTAAAAGCCTATACCGTGACGTCAAGGCAAAGATGGACGAGTACACGACGGAGGCGAAGTCGATCAACGAGAGTATCAACTTCGACGATGACGCCTTTTATCGCTGGCTTGAAACGCAACGGTGGGGCGACGGGCTGACCGAATCTGTCAGCGAGCATATACAGAAGGCGTACGAGCGCGGGCATGTTCGGGCGGTCGCGGCGTTCGGCCTTGAACGCTACTTCGACCTTGACCCGGCGAAGTTCGCGGCACACATGGCAAACCGGCAGATGCTTATGGTTCGCCTCGCCGATAGCGTGAAGGAAGAAATCCGCGCCGTGTTGGTCAAAGCGGTCGAGGACGGGGCCGACGCTAAGGTGCTGGCGCAGACTTTGTCGCAGAAGTTCAACGAGTTGGAGCGCAACCGTGCAACGATCATCGCCAACACCGAGACGGCGGCGGCGTACAACGGCGGGCGGTTTGACGGGATGCGTGAACTTGGTATTGAAAATAAAGAATGGTTGCACAGCTATTCGCCCAACGAGCGACCGGGCCACGTTGCCCTTGACGGCAAGCGGGCGAAGATGGATGAACCGTTTACCAACCCGTTGACCGGAGCCGACCTGATGCGACCGCAAGACCCCGGCGCTCCAGCAAGCGAGTGCGTCAATTGTCAGTGTTCTGTTTTGGCGTCACTGACGACCGAGGACGAGGAAGCAATACTGCAAGCGGCGCGTGACAGACGCCCGAACGTGGAGGTTTAGTATGGAACTAATAACGAAGCAACTGGCGACCGAGGTCAAGGAGGTTGACGGTGAATCCCGCTCTATGACGTTCGTAATGTCGTCGGAGTCGCGCGACCGTGACGGGGACATAATCGAGGTAAGCGGGTGGGAGCTTGACAACTTCATGAAAAACCCCGTGTTCCTGGTGTTTCACGACCAGCGGCAATTCCCTATCGGCAAGGTTGAACGGATATGGGCCGAGGAAGGGAAGCTATTAGGTCGTGTGCGCTTTGCAGATAAGGGGACATATGAGACAGCGGATATTGCATACGAGCTGTACAAGCAAGGTGTTATGTCGGCTGTGTCGGTGTCGTTTGCCGGCAAATCATATGAGCCAATGGAAGAGGGCGGGCTACGGTTCACCTCACAAGAACTATACGAACTATCTGCCGTTCCCGTTCCCGCGAATGCGGAAGCGGTGGCAGTCGCACGCAAGGCATCGAACCTTGGCGCGATTCTCAGCGAGGCCGAACCGGAAGCAATCGCACCGGAAGTGGCAACCGAGCTTGACGAAGCGTTGACCGAGGCGACGAAAGCCATTGCACGGATGATTTCCGTATTGGAGGGAACCAATGGAAACCAATGAAGTAATGGAAAAGTTCGCCGAGACAATCGACGGGCTTAAGGGGTCGGTTGCCGACCTGACCGCGAAGGTCGATGAACAGAAAGAGTTCGACCTTGACGCGGCGCTGGAGAAGGCACTTCGCGACAAGTTTGAAGCACCGGAGCCGATGCCCGCTGAACAGCAGAAGAAACGGGCCAAGGGATACGGATTCTACCAGGCGCGCAAGGAAGTCGCGGCAGGGAACGTTGCACCGGTTCCGAACTGGGATCTTGATACTGAACTCAAGTTTGCCGATTTTGTTGTAGCAATCAAGGACAACGATCAGAACGCGATCCGCAAGGCATACGGTGACGCGCCGTACACTGAAACGACCGGATACGGTGGGTATCTCGTACCCGAAGAGTTCCGCGCCGAGCTGATTCGCCTTTCGTATCTGCGGTCCTGGGCGATGCAACATTGTCGCATTCTGCCTATGTCGACCGATAACATGGTGATTCCTACCCTGTCGAGCGGATATACCGCCGCATGGGGTTCGATCAACACGCAGAAGACCGATACTCGCGTGACCTTCGGGCAGGTGAGCCTTACGGCTGAGAAGCTGATTGGTGTCTCGCTCGTTCCGAACGAACTGCTTGGAGACTCCGCGCTCCCGGTTGCGTCGATTATCGCGAACGAGTTTGCGGAATCCTTCGCCAACAAGATCGACGAGGAAGTCATCACCGGTGACTCTACCGACAGCGGCAACCACAAGTTCAACGGTTGGCAGAACGCCTCAAGCGTGAACGAAGTACAGCCGAGCGCTGGCGACGATACGCCGACGGCGGCCGAGCTTATCAGCGAGGCTAACCTGCTTTCGATGGTCGGCCAGCTTGACGACCGGGAACTGATGGGCGCACGGTGGGTGATGCACCCGACCGCGTGGGCTGTAGTGCGGGCGATTGAGGACGGTTCCTCTTCGAAGATTGTGCGACTCAACGAGAACTACAAGTATGACCTGCTTGGCTTCCCGGTTGACCTGAGCAACAACGCTCCTTCGGTATCGGCCCTGACGAACGACGAGAGTTATGTGTTCTTCGGGAATCCCCAGCACATCATCATCGGCGACCGGATGCAGTTCACCATGGCGTCGAGCGATGGAAACCGGTTCAGCTACGACCAGACGGCATTCAGGGCCACACAGCGGCTTGCAATTGCGGTTGCAATCCCGTCGGCACTTGTACGCCTCGCGGCACCGTCCACGGCGTAAGCTGAGGTAATAGGAGTGGTCACGGTATATTCTGTTCGTTTCGAGGGCGGTGAAGATTGGTTCACCGAACTGCACAGACGGCTTGAACGATCTATACGAAAGAATATGCCGACGGCCACGGTCGAGATGGAAGTTGTTGATCCACCGGAGTCACTAACACCGATAGAGAGGAACCATTACAAGTTTCTCCGGTGGGTCGATTTTGTAGAGCGCACGCCGGGCAAGCTGATACTGCTTGACGGCGACATAATCGTTAATGGCGATTTAGAGGAGGCGTTTGGGGAGTTTGATGTAGCGATTACTGAGCGTTCGGAAGGCGCGGCTATGCCGTTGAATGGCGGCGTGGTATTCCTGAACGACACCGAGGGCGCGCGGGAGTTTATGCGCCGCTGGTTGAAGTGGGAACACGAGTACCACGACAACCAGGAGCAATACCGAGATTGGTATCACATATACTACGGGCCGAATCAAACGGCGCTTGGTTTGTTGTTGGAATACGACGCTGACGGTATCGAGATTGCCAAGCTCCCGTGTCGGAAGTGGAACGCCTGCGAGGACGATTACCCGTACTGCAAGAAAGCGAAGGCGGTGCATATCAAGTCGGCGCGGGCGCGACGGGCGATGACCAACGGCGTGGAGTGGCGATACATGCCGCCTGAGTTCCACGAGTTGTACGCGGTGTGGAGAAAGTATTGAAGATCGTTACGGTTTTGTTTGACCGGCCGGGGGCGTTCGACTATGCGCGACTATGCCGGGCGTTTGAAGCGTCGGTTGCGGATGCAATGCCAAAGACCAAACTGGTGAACGTGTCGCCTGGGGCTATACCGTCGTTTGAGAATCAGCGCGAAGTATGGGCCAACAACTTGGCGAAGATGCGCGCATGGCAGGAGGTAGACTTTGGCGAGCCGACGTTGTTGCTTGACTGTGACTTGATACTACAGCATTCGCTTGCGCCGTTGTTTGAGCTTGGCGCTGATATCGTGCTGACCACCGGCGGGGCGTCGCCGTTCAACGCAGGCGTGATTGCGCTTGCGGCTGGTATAGGTCGGTTTGTCAAACAGTGGTTGGAAATAGCGGAGGAGATGTACGTAAACGAGGGTATGCGCGCGCCGTATGTCAGGAAGTACCGAGGGATTTCGCAGGCGGCGCTTGGCTGGATGCTCGATAGGCACCGGAACGATTACCAGGTGGCGGCAGTCCCCGCGCGGCATTGGAATGCTCGCTCCGGCGATTGGGAACACGTTACACGCGATACGCGGGCGGTTCACTACAAGAGTGAACTGAGAAAGATGGTGCTTGGTAAGATGGGGCATGACGGTGCGTACCATGAAGCGATAAAGCTATGGGAGCGATATGACCGACCTTGAGCGGTTCGAGAGCTTGACCGGGTATCCGTGCAACCTTGACGACCCGCAGACGCATAGCGAATGGGTGATGTGGTACAAGCGGAACTGTCGGGATCCGCTGTTGACCACAACGGCTGACAAGATAGCTGTACGGGACTATGTGCGGTCGCTTGGCTATGGCTGGCTATTGAACGAGGCGAAGGCGTACTACTCGACTGAGTACGCGACACTTGAGCCGCCCTGCGTTGTCAAGATGAATAACGCGAGCGGGCGCAACTGGTTTGTGCGGAACGAGTCGCACATAGATACGGCGATGAAGAGCGTTGACGCTTGGCTACAAGAGCCGTACGGCGACGACAAGGAAGAGTGGGCGTATAAGAACATACGGCCGGGCTTCCTGGTCGAGAAAATGCTCTGGAAGGAAGGGGAGCGGCACATGCTCTACCGCTTCCTGTGCTGGCGCGGCGAGGTGAAGTTGATCGAGGCCGACGAGTACGAAGTGGTCAACGGCGAGATAGCGCACGTTACTCACACGATGTATTCGCCAGATTGGAAGCGGCAACGGGTGACTATAGACGGGCGCAAGGTGCGGTACTCCCGGCCGCCTGCTAACCTTGAGTTGATGAAGGAGATAGCGCGGGTCATGGCCGAGCCGTTCCGGTTTGTGCGTATTGACCTGTACGAATACGGCGGCGGGGTTGGCTTTTCGGAGTTCACCCATTATCCACGGTCGGGGAAATACCGATACGAGCCGCGTAGCTTCGACGAGATGATGGGGCGCTTCTGGTGATTTACGTTGTGATGGGCATGCACAAAAGCGGCACCACGCTGGTTGCCCGTACCCTGAACGAGTCGGGCGTTGACATGGGCGCGACGTGCGAAGGCGAGTACTTCAAATGCAAGTACGAGGATTTCGAAGCGTCGGCCATTTGTGTATCGGCGCTTGGTGTTGCGCGGATCATCAGCACCGAGCTACCGAGGGAGCCGAAGGACGTGCGGCCGTTGATACGCGAGTACATACGGCGACACGACAAGCCGGGCGATTGGGGATTCAAGCATCCGGCGGTGACGCTGTGCTATCCACAATGGCGCGACGAGTTGCCCGACCATGTAGCGATTGGCGTAAAGCGTGATCCGGCGAAGTTGGTTGAACGATACGCGCGGCACGGGTTCGAAGATCGCGACCGGGTGCTTGAGGTGCAGACGGTGTACAACACGCTGATAGATGCGTACGGCATACCAGCGGTTGAGTACGAGGATTTAATGGAGAACGGAATGGGCGCGCTTGAGGCTATCGTCGGGCGTGACTTGGTAGACGCGCGGGTATTCGACCGGCGCGTACGGGATGGAGGCTAACGTGAAACAGTATGTAGTCATGGCAACGCGGGAC